GAGAGCGTTCGCAAACGCATCGGCGGTGGATGTGGATTCCGAACTCGAGCGACCTTGCTGGTCGACCGGCCTCGGGGTTTTAGGACTTGACTGGTTTGCCACCAGTTTCAGAAGTGCGTCCGCTTGTGACTCAATCTCTTCTCGAGTTGTCCCGGTCAGTAGACGAACCGCGTCTGCGGTCAATCCCTTTTCGGATGCAACCTCAAGACGAGTTCGCTCGGCGCGTTCTGTCAAGAGTTCTGCTTCGACTTGCGTCAACCGTTCAGCGCGTTTCTCATCTTCGCTCTTGAGCGACGATTCGTATTCGCGCCACCGATCGGCGGCTTCACGATTTGACTTGGCGTTCTGCTCCCACTTTCGAGCCATCGCTTTCCAGTCAGTCGTTTCGACTTCCACCTCACCCTGCGGCGTTGCGTCCTCGGTTTGCACCTCGGTAGTCGTTTCTGTTTCGCTGTTCAGTTCTTCAGTCATGAGAACCCCTCCATTTCCGTGCGGATTGAGCCGTGCGGCCTAATATCAGGGTAACAGAGTTTTAGCGGTTGACGGTATTTATTGGCGTGTCTAATTGCCGGCTTGGATCCGTGCGACCTCGGTCAGAATGTTCCGGCGCGTGTACGAGAGGTCGGGGTAAGCCCGGAGGAAGTCCCGGGTGAGGTTCTTGCCCATGCGACCTCCATTCGCTTTCCACTCCGCTTCCCAGATAGGACGCAGCTCTTGTCGACGGCGAGCGATGTTTGCCTCCGCTTCCGATTGCAGGTCGGCGAACTGGTCATAGTAGCCCGGGCGATCGTTTACAACATCGTCCCACTCTGGAACAACCGTGCAACGGCAGTGGTCGTGATAGCGGTGAACGTCCTCTGAGAAAGTTGAGAACGAATTGACCGCCGCGTACAAACAGAAAGTGCAAGCGGTCGGCGAAGCGACACGACGATACTTGGCCCTGTCCAATTCGATGTTGACTAGGAGGCTGTCACGATCGACTGAAAGAACGGTCTTAGAAACCATCCCAGAGAAGATTGTGGTTGCGGTGGCAAAGTCGCCTTCAACTACCAATCGGGAGGTTGTGTAGCCAACCGCTGAATCGGTGGCGGCTTGGATGTTTGGCAGTTCGACTCGCGGCGTAAATTGAGTCTGGATTCCGGCGGCCTGTCGTTCGCTCAAGAAATACTGGGTGGAAAGAACCCCGGCAACCCGAGAATAGTTGTCAATCAGGGCCGGCGTAACCTCGCGGAGCGTACCAGCGAACTTTCGCGGATCCGTGTTCCGCGCTATTGCCATCGCGCCAAACGCGTCAGCCGTCACCAGAATGGCGAGGTCATTCATCGCCTTCTTGTGGGCTAGACCGCTACTGAACGTCATCAGGCGTGTTCGCGACTTCCACTACCGCCGGGGTTGTGCGCGTAACCGCACCAGCGGCCTGTGCCAGTTGCCCGATAAGGTTCGTGGCTTGAGCGTTCTTGATTTCTTCGCGAAGTACCTGCCGGTCGGATTCAGAAAGCCCGATTCGTTGCAGAGTGATTTCAGAGGTAGCCGGAAGAACACCAGCGGCGATCAACTTGGTAACCTCGTCCGCCGCGGCAGCCCGGGTCGGGGTCGAAGCGTCACGCCATACTGGGCGAACCGACTCAAAGCCCTCTGGAAGCGTAGCGGTATCGTTTGCCACCAAGTAAGACAGGCGAGCAACTTCCGTCCACGCGTTTCCAAACTGGCGTTGACGGCGCTCGGCGCGTTTTACAAGCCGGGCTTCCATTTGACGGATCGCATCCGCGCTCGAAGGGTTGTCCGTCTGAAAACCGAGATAAGTTGGTGGGATTGCGGTTTCCGCGGCCAGTTGTGTTGCCAAAGCGCGGATGTAACTCATGTACGGCTCAGGCGAGTTTGCAGAGAACTGACCGACCTGCGGCATCTGCGAGTCCTCTTCGTTATACGGTACGCCCAGCAGACGGCCCTGAATGACCGACCAAGAGTTTAGAGGGTTGCCGTCTTCGTCTTGGAACAAGTCCTCGCGAGCGCCCAGCACGTAGCGTTGCGGAGCAGAGTAGAACTCCCGGGAAACCTCAGCACCGAGGAATGTACGCATCGCAGAGTCAATAAGGTATTTAACCGCTCGGGTAATTTCCGATCGTCCTTGGGAAGAACCAGCAGACGGCTGGTTAATCATTTGCGCTACTAGAACTCGTCCAAGGCGGTGTTCGTCGCGTTCGATTTCAATCCAGTCGCCGTTTGAGTAGCCGACCGTGATGTTCGCGTCCGGGGTGAAAATAACACCGGTTGTCGGTTTGCCTTTCTCGTCACGATCGACGAGCATCGCGGTTTCAACTCGCCTACGGCGTAAATCCCAGATTGAGGTCATCTTGGACGGCGGTTCGACGGTGATTAGGGGAGTGGGTTCGCCCGAGTTGCCAGCGCCGACCACAACGTAGCCGACTCCAAAGACAAGCGCGTCATTGTGGACGAGCGATCCGTCCGAGTCGAGATTGTTGAGCCGGTACATCGTATTTAGGCCGTACTCGTCACCGTTGTGCCAACCTTCGAACTCAAGGCGCTCTTCCAGAACCTGTACGGCGGTACGCGCCCAGCCCACTACCGTTTCGACCCCGGCTAGCTGCGGTGGGATAGAAATGCGGAGGTCTTTGAGTTTATTCTTGCCCTCGTAATAAGCGAGGTTCGCGGCGTTCTTAATGTCGTACTCTGCAAGCCGTTTTGAGAGTACGGCGGCAATCGCAGATTCTTCTGACGAGAGACTCATAGAACCACGGCCCTTCTGGACATTCCGGTTTTCGCATTTTCCAATTGGTGGTTACGTGCGCCGTTAGCAAGAACTGCACACGCTAATAAGTCTACTTTACGAGGACTCGATTTCTTCTCTTTGCGAAACGAGCCTGATTCGGTCGCCACGGCGTTGCTGACGTGCCGGGTAAGCCTTGGGTCGCCGCTGTGACCGATCGACTTCGCAACTATATCCGCAACGAACTGCTGAGCCATAGGCGCGATGCGGTGGTTGGTCGGTGGGATACGCTCAACGCGCTTACGCCAACGCTTTGACCACTCGAGAACATCGGGTTCGTAAAACGACGGGTCTGCCCACAGCATTTTGACGTCATAGCGGTCGAACATTCGCTCGATGACCTTGTTTACCTCGTAGCGGTCAACCGTCCATTCGGGGTCTTGAGTGTCTGGTTCGAAAAGCGCCTCGACCTGTAAAAGCCCGGTTTCCAAATCGCAAATTACCAGCCCGGTAGCATCGCCCGAAACGGATCCGTCAAAGCCAGCCACCACGGAAGCGCGAAGGGGAATGGTCGCGTTTTCGCGTAACGCCTCCTTCCAGTGAAACGGTGAAATAAAATCTTCGCCGGCGAGTCGAACCCACTGGTTCAATCGGTAGCGCTGGAAACCGGCGAACCCCGAAGACCCGGCTTCCTTGATTGAAGATTCGAAGTCGCCATAATCCATCAGACCCTCGGCAAGGTTAGGGTTTGCCAAACGCCAAGTTTCAGAGTCAGTCGGATCCGCCGCGTCACCGGCTTCCCACCACCAGAAACCGAAAGAAGGGTCGTCAATTTCCCCGGTAGCGATTCGCTTGCCGTGCGTGTAAAGACGGCCCAGCAGCGTGTCCATATTTCCACCCGCCGTTGTGATCGCCACGACCAAACTTTCCGGGCGATCGGCGCTACCAGTGGTGAGGGCTTCGTAGAGTTCGTCACCGCGCTTATTCGTCGGAGTAGAGGGCCAAGCGTGAAGTTCGTCCGCTACGACCAGCGACGGCGCGAGACCGTGAGCCTTCATAGCGTCAGCGGAGAGCGCCCGGTAGATGCCGCCGGTTGATTTGTTTTCAAGTGCGTCTCGGTAGGGAGTAATCACACGAAGGAGTGCTGGGTTTCGCATAACTTGGTCACGCGCTTCACCAAAGACGATACGCGCCTGTTGACGGTCAGCCGCGGCGGAGTAGACCTGTGCGCCTTCCTGACCGTAGACCAGATGCTCAAGGGCTAGGGCCGTGCCGAGGAGGGACTTCCCGTTCTTCCGGGGAAGCCCGACCAAAGCACGGCGGTACTTCAAAAGCCCCGTCGACGGATCCGTTTCGAGGATGCGGTTCATTAGCCAGCGCTGCCAATCGGTGAACGCCAAAGGCTCGCCAGCCTTGAAGCCCCGGGAAGCCGTCATCAACAATTCCGCGAACTCAGAAACGTCCTCGCCACGAGTGGTAGCGGACGCGCTGGGAACGTGAAACGCCGGACGCCACAAATCCGACGGCTCGGGGAGGCTCACTCCAACTCCGGGCGCTTCGGGTCGGGCTTATCCTTACGCCCATAAACCTCGGGCAGGTGATTTTCAAGCCACCACTTCGCCGCCGTCCAGTTTCCGTTCTGCGCCGCTTTCTGCACGACCGTGACGTTCCGGACGATTGCGTCCGCCCGAGCCTTCTTGAGCGCCTCCCACAAAGACACACAGCCGTTCAGGGTTTCATCGACCTCACCAGTATTCGCCCGGCGCTCCGCCTCGACCTTGCCCTGCTCAAGTAGGCCGTAAACGACCGTCACCGACAACTCTGCAAAATGACAAGCCGTCTCCAAATCCGAACCCGATCGGAGTACGCGCTCCAACTCTGAAAGTTTATTCTCGTCCATCGTCTTCCACCTTCTTCTTCTTCGGGGCCGGCTTAATTTCTGGGATGACCACAACGCGGAGACGCTCCTCGCGTCGACGCTGTAGTTCGTCCAGCGCGTCTAGGGTACGAACCTCAGCCAAACCGAGTCGCGCACGGTCGGTCGGCGAAAAGCCCAGCGCAGAAAGCCACGCCGTCATTTGCGATCGGAGTTCCTTTAACTGCGTCACGTAAGGGTGCGAAACAAATGAGCCATTTGGCAAAACGTAATGCCGCGGTACTTCACCAAGAGCGAGCGCCCGGCGCAGGTACTCCGCCTCGTCCGTGGCCCGACACAACAACTCCATAACCGCGTAGTCGCCGTTAGGGGAGAGCCACCTCTCGCCAGCCGACCACAGCCGTTCCCACAGCGCGGATCCGTCTAGCCCGAGAGTCGGACGCGGTGGAATCGAAGTCACCGGCGGTAATCCCTGCCCGGGCTTCTGCGGTGCTGGAAGCGCTCGCTTTCCCGGGTTGCCCAGTGCGCGTTTCACTTCCGTGGGCTTAGGCGGTCGCCCAGCCGGTCTGCCTGTCCCTGTCATACTTCCTCCGTGCGGATGATTGCTACCACCGTGCGGTGATAACTAAGGCTAACACCATTCGAACAAACTAACGGTTGTACCCCTCTGGGGTTTCGCGGTCGCGTGTTTAGGCT